CACCGATATAAGAGGTAGCCTGTCCAAGTTTTACATCGACATCACAATTTTCTTTTAACCATTGTGAAACTTTTTGAAAATCAGTCATAATAGAAAGGGTTGATTAACATTACATCTATAGTATAACGAATTTTTTTGTAAAAGTCAAGTGTTATTTTAAATGAGTCCAAGTTTTATTTTTGACGATTTGGTCTACGTTCCATTTACTAACTTTAAAGTTTCTCGAAATAACATTTGTTGAAAAACCTTGATTGTAAAGTTCTCTGATTTGTTTTACTTGGTCTGATGTAAGTTTAGAACGAGGGTGATTTTCACCTCTTAATCTGTTACTAAAAAACCATAATTCTTCTATGTTCATTCAGAAATTACTTTTATTTCTTGGTCTCTTTCTATTGTTGTACTCATCCAATCGGCCCAATGTAATATGAACTGAATGTTGGTTTTAAGATATTTTGTCTTATCGTATGTTTTATAATATTTGATATTATCCTCATCAAAAATACCATCAGTAAGTTTGATACCAAAGTACTCATTCTCATTATAAGTTATACCGTATTCTTGTAGAGTGAAAAAAGTTCTGTCGGTGATAGACATAAAAGCAATATCTTCATTTCTCTTATAGTTATCACCTCTATTTTTAATGTGCCACTCACTATCGTTTGGTGAATAATGAAAATGACCTTTTTTACCAAGTTTTCCTAAATCGTGATGAAATGCACAAAAAAGAAGTTCTTCTTGTTCGAAGTCTATAACTCCACCAGCTTCTTTGTAAAGTTTTAACATACGAAGTGAGTTTCTCGCCACATTCATTATATGGTCAATATAACCACCTTCATATGAGTTGTGGTAAAATTTATTACCACTTGCTGGTGATAACAATAAATTTATACCTAACTCTTCTTCAGAGTACATATGAAGCAATTTTTCAAGTCTTTCACCTTCGAAAGATTTTTCTATTGCTTTAATAAATCTATCGTAATTGTCTTTTAGTTCTTCCGCAGTGTATTTCTTCATCTAAAATCTTTTTATTTATAATATAATAAATAATCAGATAAATGTCAAGATAAATGTTTGTTAATAGAGTTTTGGTAAGTATCTAATGATTGAACACCAACAAATCTATCAACTTCTACACCATCTTTTTCTAAAATAATAGTAGGAACGGAGCGAACATTACTATTACTTGCTTCTTGTGGTTCTTCATCTATATCAATATGGGTAAACGATACATTGGTATTTTGACTTGCAAGTTGGTCAAATACAGGATTAAGAACTCTACATGGGCCACACCATATTGCGTGGAATTTTTTTAATTCTAACATAAAAAAAATTAGGGATACTCAGTATCCCATAAATTATTTGTTTTCAGCTACTGATGCTTTTCTATATTCAGTAACAATTTTTTTAAGTTCACCAATCGCTTTACGAGCTCTTGATTTTGCAGCTTTTGAAGAACCTTCGTGTTCAGTTTCAAACTGAGTCCATAGTTCTTTCATTTGTTCAAATAATTCTTGTGATGTTGACATTATTAATTTTCTCCTTTGTGTTTGTTAATATAATTATTTAATAATTTGTTTTTTGTTTATAAAATTTGAGTTAATTTCCTGTTGAGCCGAATCCACCTTCACCTCTATCACTACTACCAAGTTCTTCTACTTCTACGAACCTAATACTTGGATAAGGTAGTATCATAATCTGACATATTCGTTCTCCAACTTTGTATGTATCAGGATAATCTACTGTTTTATTAAAGGTGGCTTGTATTTCTCCACGATAACCACTATCGATTACTCCAACAGAGTTACTTAGTTCTAATCCTTTCTTTCGTATGGATGAACGTGGAAATACTAATCCAACATATCCTTTTGGTATTTCTAATGCAATACCTGTTCCATATGTTACTTGAATATCAGTTTCTTTGATAATTTCTGTTGCAACTATATCCATACCAGCATCACCATCTTTGGCATATTCTGGTATTATTGCATCTGAATGTAGTTTTTTAATTTTAACATTCAGTTCGGCTACTTCTGCCATTTTGTAAACAACACCACCAACATCCCCAGTAAAAGATGGTGTTGAAAATAGTTCTGTCTGTGTCATATTATTTCCATGTAAATCCACTACCCATATGTCCCCATCGAGCAGTTTTTTCGAATTGTGGTTTTCTTAGTTCTAAAAAGTTTGCAATACCTTTTGGTGATAAATCATATCCTTTGATATGATGATATCTTCCATTTATCATAGCTGTAGCTTGTAGAGGTTGTTTTTTACCAATTGCATAAGCTAGTTGAACAATTACTTCTAATCTGTTTGGGTCTTCTTCCAATAAATCTACGGCAATTCTACGAGCCATATAGGCGGCACTTCTATCAACTTTTGTTGAGTCTTTACCACTAAATGCACCACCACCAAGTGGAACTCGTGGACCGTAGTTATCAACTGCCAATTTTCTACCTGTTAGACCAGAATCAGCAGTAAATCCACCTATATTCCAATCACCTGCTGGATTACAATGTAAGGTATCTATGGCATACATAGGAAAAACACTAAAAAATGCTCTTACCATACCTTCTAACTCTTCAGCTGGTGCATTTTGAAATGAAGCAACTACTTTAAGTGAGTTACCATTCATAGTAACTTGAGTTTTTCCATCATAAGGAAACTTCTTATAGATATGTTTACAAAGTTCTCTTGATAAAAAGTATTCTTGTGGTAAAAAGAAAGGATTTTCTCTTACGGCATATCCAATCATAATACCTTGGTCACCTGCCCCACCATAATCAACACCTTTTGATATCTCTGGTGATTGAGTATTAATGTTTGTAATAACTTCTAATGTATCATCTTGTGTAATATTGTGTACAATTTCAGTTATTTCTTCATCAGTAATTATAACACCTGAATTTACTTCACCTGTCACGAATACTTTACCCATACCACCACAAGTTTCTACCGCAACTCGGGCTCGTGGGTGTCTTTCTAAATAGAAATCTAAAATACTATCAGATATTCTATCGCACATTTTATCGGGGTGCATCGGTGATACACATTCTGCGGTTCTTATCATTTTGATTCTGTTATTAAAGTTGTTATTATATAAAGTATCATCATTGGTGCAGCCGTAAAGAACATTATTACAAATAATAATCTCCATAACAACGGATCTGTATCAAAGTGATTTGATAATCCACCACATATACCACTTAATTTTCTGTTTGTTTTACTTCTATAAAATTTTTTCATGTCTTTATAATTATCCTAAGTCCATATTTTCTACGTATTTTTTGTGTAATAATTTTTTTTCCATCAAACTACCATCTTTACTTTCTTTGGTAGCTATAATACCATCAGATGAATTACCCTCATATACTTCAATAATACCTTTATTAGTGTCCATCTTACAAGGAAAGGTAATACCATCCATACCAAATCTGTTTTTCATAACGTGAGCTCTAGCAGTATTGTTAAGTTTGTCTTTTGACTTTCTACTCCAACTCATAATAAAATCTGCGTTCATTACTTTTGCATACGAATCTGCAATCTTATCGGCTTCAATCACTTCACTATCTATGGCAGTTCGGTTTGTCTGTGATGCAGTCCACACAGGTATTCCTAATTCTCCACTCAGACCTCTTAAATCAATATAGACACCTCCTTGTTCAGCATAGGTACTATCGACCTTATTAGAGTAAGATAAGAGCAAATCAGCGTAATCTACGATTATTAAATCAGGTTTGTTTCCTATGGATATCATCTTATCAATATGTTGTTCTACTTTCTTTACCGAAATACCTTTTGGTGGAAAATATTTTATCTGTAATTTACCTGTAAGTGATGATATTTTATTTTTTATTTGTTCTTTTTTATCTTGTTGTTCACTTGATGGAATATGAGTAAATAAAGTATCATATCTACTACCAACATAATTCTCTTGTAGTTCTAAGGTGTAATGAACTACCGACAATCCTCTTCTTACTGCTTCTGCACCAAGAGCACATAATATCCAAGTTTTACCAACACCCGATGGAGCAACAACTACTCCTAATTCACCAGGACCTAAACCACCTTGCATAAGTTCGTTAAGTGGATGCCATTGAGTAGGAACCGTAAATCTATCAATCTCTTCTGTTCTTTCATCAAAGTCTTGTATATAGTCAGTTCCTAAGTCAGCATCACCACCAACCTTCATTGCTTTATCAACCAACTCTTTTATCTTATCATATTGACCAGTTTGTAGTAAATCAACAGAGGATAAAATAACTTGTTTTAGGTTTTGGTTTTTACAGAAGTCAGTAAATTCATCTTTGATATATTCTAAATCTACGTTACCAATCTGAGTATAAACATGACGAAGTTGTTCTACGACTGTTGTTTTTAAAACATCATTATCTATATTTGTAATCTTTACCTTGAACACATCCATACTTGGAGCTTTTCGATAATGATTATAATAATCTAATGTTTCACCAACAATCCATTTGTTAGCTTCTGATTCGAAGAACTTAGGAGATGCAATGTCTTCTATCTGTGATAAAAACTTATCATCGGTTAAGAAAGAACCAATGACTTTAGACTGAAATCCTTGTCCGTATTTACTAAGTGTATCTATATTTTGATTCATTAACTAAATCTACAAATAATATTATTGATTGTCAAATACTAAATTTCCAAATGTATCTTTTAACCAAGAATTTATATCACCAAAGTTATTAACTACTTTATATTTTAAACATACTTTTAAGAAATCCATTTTATTAAGTGGTTTAACTTCTTCTCTAAATCTGTCTTGAACTTTAAGTTTTATTTGACCACTTATATCAACATCTTTAAGTTGCATCAAATCTCTATTAGTATAAATTTGTTCTTTTGCATCTAAGATTTTATCAAATAATTTCACCTTTCCTTTTCTTTCTTCACTTAGTCTGATGATGTCTTCTATCTCAACATCCCTTTCTTCAGCTAGTTCAGGAAATCGTTTTATCATTGTTTTTATACCACACCCATATATTCCTGGTATATTATCACTTACATCACCATCAAATACTCGGTATGTAAGAATGTTAGAAGCATCAATACCATATTCTTCTTTTACTCGTTTTCTATTATAAATCTTCTTTTTAGTTGGTGACCAAACTATTGTTTTTTCATTTACCAACTGTAAAAAGTCTTTGTCGGTAGACATTAAGACTGCCTGTTCATCTTCACCAAGTATGTCTGTGGCTATATAAGCCATAATATCATCCGCTTCTACTCCATCGTATATCATTGTTTGAACAGGTAGATGGTCTAGCAAATCATTTAACCAAACGTATTGTCTTTTCATTGATTCACGTTCATCCTCATCATTCATCATATCAGCGTACTGACGATTTACTCTGAGTTTTTTAGTGGAACGGTCTGCTTTATATCCACTAAACATTTTTTTACGTCTTTTAGAACCACCTTGTCCATCGAATACTACTACAACTCGTGTGGGTTGTATCTGTCTAATAGCATATCCAATAGATTTAAGAACACCAGAAACACCACCAACATGGTCACCATCTTCGTTCATTGTTGGTATAGATGACCAACAACGAATGTAAGTATTGAGTCCATCAATAATTAAGACTCTTGAATTATGGTGCCTGTCTTGGTGAGTTTCATGTTCTTTTTCAACTGTTTCTAAAATACTCTTGTAGAGTTCTTTCACATCAACAAAATTAGGATTCTTCGTTTGTTACTTCCATTTCTTCGATGTCATATGAATCAGATTTATATTGTAAAATAGTTTCTTCGCAAATACGTCTGTATATTTCATCACGGAGTTCATCATTGTCTATCATGAGTTTGATAAAATCTTTAGCTTGAAACTTATGGATTTCACCAGTAGATGTTTCTACGTACTCATACCAAGCACCTGATTGTTTGAGTAATTTATGTTTTTTCATTACTCCTAACCAAGAACCATAGTTATCTATGCCCCTATCAAAGTAAATTTCAAAATCAGTAGAACGAAGTGGAGGACCCATTCTGTTCTTGACTACTTGGGCTCTAACTTTCATACCAAGTATCTTATCTAGTCCATCCACTTTCTTCTTTATTTGACCCGTACCCTTTAAACGTAACCTAACGGAAGAGTGAAATGCAAGAGCCTTACCACCACTTGTTGTCCAAGGGTCACCGAAAGGCATTGCATTCATTTTCTGACGAAGTTGATTAGTATAAACAAGAAGTATTTTTTGTCTTCCAATCATATTAGTAATCTTTCTCATCGCTTTGGAGATAATAATGGCTTTGTCAGTAGCATATCCATCTTTACCATAATCAGCCGATAACTCGGTGGTGGTAGATGCAGCTGCAACAGAGTCAGTCACGATAGTTACTAATTTATCTTTGTCAGTATTCCGTACTTTTTCAATTATGGTTTCGGTAAAATCGAAGATTTGTTCTACTGAGTCAGCTGATACATAAAGAAGTTTTGAAACATCTACACCGATTGCTTCTAAAAACTCCCTACTTACCGCGGTTTCGGTATCTATCAATACTGCTACTCCACCTTGTTTTTGGGTTTCCGCTAACAAGTGAGCAGACAGTAATGATTTACCACTTTGTTCTAGGCCAGTTATTTCTACAATCCTTCCCACAGGTAATCCACCATATGGTCTGTTCGAAATTGCAGCATCTAACATTGCACATCCTGTTGATACCCAACCAGAAACATTAGTTGGTGCTTCTTCGGAGTCTAAGAAAAATGCTACTTTTTCACTTTTTGTTTGTTTGTTGAGAGATTCAGCTAATACATCAGCTAAATCTATCTCTTTTGCTTTTTTGGTCATAGATTATTTATCCGTTAAATA